TGCGGCTATAATCCGAACGAGTTTCGTAAGCTCGACGATTTAGGTATCCTTGCAAAACATGAGCGTTTGCAGCGGTGGGGTTCAAAAACGCTTCTCTTTCCTCTGCTCGCATATCAGCGGGAGGCAAAAGAGTTGGCCTATCAATTGGAGTTTCTACATGTGGAGTTTCTTGAGCAACTTCGTTTTGGGTTTCGGTTTCGGCCTTTACCTCTGTATCGGGTTGTTCGCCCTGGTCCAAATGCTGAGCAAGTGCTTCTCGTATGCTAGGGCTTTTTGGTTCTGATTCGTTTGACTCTATTTCAACCTCTGTATCCGCTGCTTCATATCTATCTTCCATTGTTCCACCTTTCAATCATTTGTTGCTTTAACTTAGCGACTAACTTACGTTCGGATTGTCCTGATTCTCGATCAGGGGCGTACCCTTTATCATAAGCGTCACCAATCTCAATTGCGCCAGCAGCTTTATAGGCTGCTCGCAACTTTGATTTACTCGTGTAAATTTCTTTTGGATTGAGCGGATTTCTAGTGGGAGGCATTTCGTCTGGAATATAACCATGCCTTGCATTTGCATGGACCTGCCGAACTACTTGCTCAATCGGTACCACTTTTTGTTGTATTGGACACCACTGAAATAATTTGTACTTTTCCATTAATCATCCATTGTAGCTAATAATAACAATGTTTTTATTCGTTTTTGTTTTGTATTCCTAAACTCTGGAGCTACTTGCTGAACTAATACCTCAAATTTCTGTTGTGCAGTTAGCTTTTTCTTTTTCTTCTTTCGTTTTTGTTCTTCATCATAACGACGCTTTTTAAGAATTTGAGCTGCTATATTTTCTTCGTATATTTCTTCAGCACGTTTTTGTTGACGCAAGTTACGATTTAAAATATCGCTTGTATCTTGAAGACCGCCTTCTAAAAGAACAGTTGGTGGATAAAAGACTAATGTGCTGGCAATTCCCTCAAGCACAATGTTAATTGCGCCCGTTTGTATCGTTGGAGGATAAACAACTGTGCTTGTGTTCCAAGCGGGTATAATAACCGTTGCGTCGGTTGTTTGCGTTATTGTTGGCAAATTGACGGTGCTTGTCGGCCCAATTAAATTGCAAACAACGGTAAGCGTAGTTTGTGAAACAGAAGGTTGATAAACTTGACTCGTCGGACCCAGCAGGGACAACGTAATGTTGTTAAATACTTCAAACGGAACATTTGGAAACGATTCGCCAACTGTTTGAGCGTTAGGATAGGAGCTGTTAAAATAATTGTGCAGCGAACTATTAAAGCTCATTACGGACCAAATTGAATTAGGGTTTGTGTAACTGCCGCATTACTATAATTGATTGCGACATATTGCGATGTCACTACGCCACTGGTTGCAGTTGCGAAACCTACAAAACCAACATTCACACCGGAGCCGCCAATAACGTCTTGAACACTTGCTCCGGCGACACTTGTTTGCGCCAACGACACTTCGCTATACATCCACACTTCTGCTGCTCCAGCCGTTGACGCAGTATCAACTCTAATTTGAGTAATATCTCTAGCGGCGGTTGCAGTATCCAACGGCAGAAAAAAACAAGAGCCGATGCTTGCGAGCGGAACGGTGATAGACGTTGTTCCCGCTAAGGTTCCACCGTTTTCAGTAACAATTCCAGCTCCTCCCGTTGCGGTTTGCAATCTAATAACAGGCGACGTTCCAGTTATTGCGGTCGTAATTTTTAAAAATGGCAAATACGCTTGTGGTTGATTTGCCTGTCCTAATTCAACTTGCAACAAAGGAAAAGTTGCTGCGTCATGAGTAAAGGCGTTGCCCGTACTTGTAAACGAAACTGTGCCCACTTTATAAATAACTGCCGTTGCGCCGCCCCTTCCAACTGAGTTTGTGCTCATCAGCGTTACAATAGGAACAATACTTGTCGGAATTTGAAATTGCTGAGTAGTACCAGGCCATGTGGAGCCAGTCGCTTGTCCCTGTATTTGAAACGAAAAGCGTCCTGTAGTTGCTGTTGCCGCTGTTGTTGCTGCCGATACAACGGAAGTATTAAAGCACCATGTACCCCCACTTGTTGCAATATCCTTATACAAATCGGCAAGAAAAGTCATTAGATTGGCTCCGGCGATAAACTTAAAGTCGCAACTGCATCACACGTAGTTGTGCTAAACAATCGATAAAAACCTATGTAATCGTTTGCCTCAATTAAGTAAGGAATTTGAAAGTTTGAAACAAAACCAGTGCCGTAATTAGAACCGTTTGTAAAACTTAAATGAATTGGCAAAATGCCGTAAATATCAATAACGCCGGAACTACCCGTAGAAATTGTCATGCCAGTAACATCACGAACACCAACACTGCTAGAACTAAATAACGATTGCAGATTAAAACAACTATTTGCCGTTGCGTTTGTTGGTAACACCGGAGCGCAAGTTTGGCCAGAGTTTCCAAGGTCGTCTGTAAACGTAACTGTTACCGTTGGAGTAGTTGCTACCAACGTTGTTCTAACAACCGCAAAACATAATCCAGCGGCAGTTTGAATTGATGTCCCACGAATTGTTTTAGTAGGCATAGCAACGCCATCAGTAAAAACTGAGGTTGCAACGTCTAAACTGCCTAGCAGGTAATCAAGACCGACAATCATGCCTGTACCCGCATCTTCGTTGTGCATTGAAACATTAGAAGCAACAAAACCCGCTACGTTTGCTCCCACACTTGGAATTTGTGGACGTAAATTTAATTTTTGAATTGTTGTTCCACCACTAGCTACTGTTGCCGCTGTCGTTGCTGCCGCAATTCGTGGAAAGTATAAACGATAAAAAGCTCCGTAACTTGCCGTTGCTGAAATCGCCGCATTAATGTTTGGTTGTGTTCCGGTAAAATTGGCGGTCATGGTTGCTCACCCACAAAAAACATTGTGCCTTGAACTCGTTTTGCATCCGAATTGCAAATCAAACAAACTAGTTGATCGCCAGTATTCAATAATGGTGGTGTTATCGAATTGCAAATAAAGTTCAATTCTGATGGTGTCGATCCACTGCGACTTTCGTTTCTAAACATACCTAACGGAATAATTCCTAAAAGTTGAATAATTCCTGTTGCCGTACCGCCTCCAGCGACGGTTATGTTAGTAACGTCAATTGCGCCAACGTCGCCTGTTGCCAACCGCAGCAATCCAGTTGTGCCAACGGTTGCGCCAGTTGTGAATGTAAAACTAGGAGCTGCTGCGCCCACATTGCCGTCTTGGTCAGTGTACTGAACATTTGTCGTTACCGTTCCAGACGTTAGTGTTAATTGCGACGAAACATACGCCAAAATGCTGGACGATACTGCCCTGCTGATATTTCCTTCGGTAACTGTCGGCATCGCCGTTCCATCGGTGAATACGTTAGTGCCGTAGTTGTATGTTCCTAAATAAATAACTTTGCCTAAAATAGCAGGAACTATGCTTGAGGAGCGCAAAGTTGCGTTAATTAAACGCAGGCCACTAACGCCCGCTGGCAACGACGGAACAGAAAAACAAGGCGTAACTTGTAATGACAACAACTGACCTGAGTATATTGTTGCCGTTGTTGCCGTAATAACATCTTGTGCAAAATGGATTTTTTGAAAATAGGTGTTGGTTATTCGATCAATATATTGGTCAAAGTTTTGTAATGCCGTCATGTTCTGCGACCAGTTGATTAAAGTTGCAAATGTTTTGATCTAACTGAAAATTATGTTCGCTGCTGCATTGAACATGAGTTTCGTTTGAATTTTCTGGAATTGTAATAATTTCACCGCAAGCAGGACACGCAACAACTCGCCAAGCTCCTCGCAAAGGTTGCGGTGATGCTGCTGGTACATTTGGACAAGGTTTGAAAAGCCTCATAACGAAAAGATTCCCGATGGGTCAAATTGTACTGTAATGTTTCCGCCGTTTGGTGTTACTGGCAAACCGCTGGTTGCAACATCAATGTACGCAATGAGAGGACTTGTTGACGATACGCCTGTGCTTTTGTAAATAATCAACGCTTCAACGCTTGATCCTGAAATAGCGGTAAACACCGCATCTTCTGCGTCAAAAACGCCATTGGTTACCGTTTTGGTGGTAAACGTATAAATACCGCTTCCACCACCCACTACCGCTGTTGACGCCGATGAAAAAAACTCGTCTGTGGCGCTATAGGTGTAAATACCAACATCAATAAGTGCGATGTTGATAGTGTTAGTCAGAAGATCGATAGGAGTACCAGTCGATAAACTCGATGGCCCAATCAACTTTTGTTTGAACTTTGGGTATAACAAATCACCAAATGGATATGGCATATTTAATCCTCATCTTCTATTTCAATACCAACAGGGTTCCCCATGTCATCTGAAATGATAGTTCCCTTTCTTTTCTTTTTAGTTACTACTGGTGTTTGCATACGTCTTTCCAACGCATCCATAGTTAATCGTACACGCTCCAACTCGTTTTCTGAAGTTAGTCGTCGCTCCTCCAACAACTTTTCTGATTCTGATAGTTTAATTCGCATTTGCTCAAGTTCAATTCGTTGAAGCTCAAGAATTTGAGACATGCGGTTATTTTCTTGATTAATTGAATGTTTAAATTGATCGCTATTAACTGACGCATCAACTTTAGCCATATCAACAGATATGCCCTGTGCTTTAATCTGCACCTCTTGTTCAGCTAACGTCAACTCAGTTTGTTTAACGTATTCCTCAAACTGTTGCTTCTGCACAGCAAGTTGCGCCTCAAGTTGATCTCGTTGAGCTTTAAGCTGTTGGTCTTGCATGGTAAGCAAGTTCTTTTCGTGATTGTCTTGCATCTCCATTTGAGTTGCTTGAATACGAGCTTGAGCCTCGATTTGTGCAATCTGCATACGAGCCTGGGTTTCCTGCATAACAGGATCTGGCGGCGGCGGTTGTTTAGCTGCTTCTTCCTTAGCTTTAGCAATTTCCCCAATCTGAGCAAACGCCTTCATGAAAATGCCATCAAGCTCTTTACCGCCCTTAAAGCGTTTAATCATGTTTTGGAAAAACGCCATTCCAAACTCTAATAGCGGTGGGTACTCTTGGATAAGGCTATTCATCTGGTTAAAGAACTCACCTGCTGTAGTGATGAGTGCCATTCCTTCCCGCTGGTCTTGAGCCTGGTCAATAGCAACCATAGAATCCGAAGCTATTTGAATACGGTAGTTGCGCTCCCTTTCGTCTCGTATGATGCGAATAACTTCAGCCTTTAGCTGCTCTAGCACCATCTTTGGGTCCATTGGCGGCGGTAGTGATGCTTCGTATTCTGCCATCATCTGCTCTGCCTCTTCTGGCGGCATGTTTGGATCTGGCTGCGGTGGAGGCGGTGGAGCTGGTTGAGGAGGAATGATTTGGCCTAAAAGCTGGTCAGCATCGGCAATATCAAGTATGCGCTGTTCATCAAACTGAGAGGCAATAATGGTGCCAAGTTTTGAAATACCATCAGAGATAAACTTGGTGAACATGTTCTGTCGCACAATAAGGCCAAGCGACGACCATTGGTTTTCTAGTCTATTAGCTGTTGCAGATTTGTACTGCTCTGAAGTGCCACGCAACAAGTCAGAGATTTTAAGGGTTTCATACAACTGCTGCATTGCAGTCTGTCGTGCCGCTTGCAAAGTTTGTAAAGCATTAACGTACGGCTCAATTGGCATGAACTCAATAGAGTTAGCTAAACCACCACGAGCTTTGTACGACGGCCAGTTAATTGCTGGGATAAGTCGCAAATCCCCACTAATTAACTCTTGCACTTGGTTTCCAATCGCAGAGTCATAAATACCGTTAGTACGAATGGTTTGAGTAACGGCATGAATACGAGTGGTTAGGCGCTCTATTTCTAGAATTTGGTCTTTAACATGCGCATAGTCCGATACAGGGATAACAGAGTCCGGATCAGTACTCTGCGCAATAACGGAACACGGGTAAAACCCTTCGTATTTAATAGGCGGTTCAGAACTTTGTATAATGTTTTTGCCGTTGGCTTTTTGAATCCAATAAACTTTATTAGCTTCTTCACACCAAATCTCCCACAGTTCGGCTTTGCCTTCGTATTTATCTCTGTCTTGAAACTTCTCGTTTTTCTGAACTTCTGGATAGCTATCAAAGCTAAGGTCATCAGCAACATCACGACCAAACAACTCTTCTGCCTGGAAACGGCTTAGGAACGCACGTCGCCCACGCCATTCAACTTCTGATTCGTTTCTAGCGTCAGAACAGATGTAATCGTTGTATTGAACTACATCAAGAATAGCTTTTTCGTCTGTCTTGGCCTCTACTTCCATAGAGACAAGCATAATACCGCCTGGACCTTGTTTGGCGTTTGTAGTGTCGCCGTCGAATGGTTTGCCATCAGCATCAAACAATCCGTCTGGAGTTTGGAAGATTGCAATCTCTTGTAGGATAGTTTCAATTTTAGGCATGTATCGTGCCCACAAAACCGCCTGGCCTGTAAGCAAAAACTGCAATCCTGAGTTGTATCCAACTTGGTAGAAGTCAAACCCGCAATCCATCTGGTACTGTAGGTTTCTTTCAAGAATTACAGCGCCCATTTCGTGCAAGGTGCTTCCCATGCGCTTTCGTAATAGGGCTTCTGCTCTTGGAGTAGAGCTAAAGTAAGCAGGAAGAAGGGTATTATTGCAGTACCACCATACGTTAAGGCGACGCTCTAAATCTCGTAAAAACCCAACATCTTTTTGGGCGTTATATATGCGGATGGATTCTTCTGCTGTCTCAATGAATTTTTTACGTCGTTCTTCTGCTGCGCCAATTTGAGATTTCCAGTATTTGTTTGAAAATCGCTTAACAATGGGTTTGGCTTCTTTTTTCATAATCTTGGTCTTTTAGCTTCGGCTCTCATACGAGCAATATACGCTTCTAAACGAATTACACCCTTGTTAAACACTTCTGCTGGTTGCTCCCACTTGCTGTCAATTAGACGCTCTTTGCAGAGGTATCTCAGAGCATCACAAGCGTGGTCATCGCCCTCTGTATTGGCATCTTCTGGCTTACGTTTATCAATAGCTAAAGAGGGTAACGTCTCTAGCAAGTAAGGACAGTTAGCGAAAATATACAACAAAGGTGGTTTACTAACCAACCTCTGTCTTATCTGAGACCAGCCGGAGATGCGGTCATTGTCGGCATGTTTCCAGTTTGGATGCTTGTACCTAGAGAAAACCTCGTGGAATTGGTCGGCAATACTGGGGCCACCCTCATTCTTAAAGATGGACGGGTCAGCAACAGCTATTGGATTTTCTCCCACGGAAGCGGCTGCAATTCGTTCAGCCTGTGTTTTATTGTCGATTCCTTTTCCCCACATTTCTCTATAAATAATGATAGCTCCTTTTGGGTATGGAACCTCACGACCATGGTCATCACGTCCAGAACTAACAGCGCCCCACAAAGCAGCAAAAGGACTGCGATAACCCCAATCATAACCCAAGTAACGGGGCCAATGTTTTGGGACATTGAATGGAGCAATGATATGCTTAGAACTAAACTCAGGAAAATAACTGCCCTCATGGATTTCAAAGTCTCCTTCTAGCCAAGCTCGCACCAGTTCGGGACTACCGACCATGTGCAAGCGGTTAATATAATCAGGATCTCTAGCAAGTAGTATCTGGTTATCAGTTACACGACTGGGAATGTAAATATACTCAAAGTAAGAACCATTAGGTAAATCCTTTCTTAGTACCTTCATTCCCTTTGGAGCTGGCTTAATAAACAACTCCTTTAGCCAGGTGTGTCCAATACCACCAGGGTTGAATGTAAGTAGAATCTGACCGCCTCCCTTGCCTCGTAATGCTCCAAATAACTTCCAGATACAGCTTGGGTCAGAGTAGTTTCCCGCTTCTTCTATAGCGCAATCTGAGTTCTTGTTGATGAGGCCGCAATCTGATATATAATGATTAGCTTCTTCAACAGTTAAATCAGTAACTAATTGAGTGCCAACGTATGTCATTACCATCTTTCCAAAAACAACATCCTCAGCGAGATAAAACGCCTTGCCGCTATAAGGATGCACCCACCACTCTAAGTGCTCAGGGTTATGTTTTTGAATGGTGCCCAACTCATCCCCGTTCAATGTATGGGACAATTCAACAGCACCGTCTTGTAATGGAAGTTTACCTTGGTCGTTTTTTACAGCCTGGGGAGAATGTTCATCACATAAATCACGACAAGACTGACAATCGCATTGAGAATTTGCAGTTGTTTGCTTCTTGGTCGGAACATTTGAAGGAGCATCACAAAGCGTGGAGAGCGAACCCAGAACTGGTTGAAAAAGTACGTCAAGCTGCTCAAAACCCTGCCGTATCTTTTGCTTCATTAGGCATGAGTCCGACAACTGTTCGCAAGATTTGCCAGGAACATGACATTCAGTGGAAGCGGCGTGGGAAAAACGTGCGAGCTTACGAGCTAACTGAACAGTCGGTGCGTGAAGCGTTACAGGGACGGACAACGAATCAAGCTGCTGCGTATTTAGGGTGTCATCCAATGACTTTATACAATAAGTTTTCTTATCTTCTTTCCAAGAGAACCAAGCCTGGTGCTTTAGACCCTTATATGCGGGAAATATACGATCTACGCTACAAGCAGATAATGCCCATTGCAGAGATTGCTGGTCGATATGGCGTTTCTGAGACGTGTGTTGCAAGGAGTTTGCAGCGATGGAAGAAACTCCGTGTGCCGTCAAAACAGGATGCCAAATGGGATTTCTCTGTGCCCCCACCACGTTGCCGTCCTGGTCCAAAACCTGGCTCTCGACGCAAGGAGCTAAGTAAGGCGTAGTAAGATTTTTGACTTTGCGTGGCCCTAATAAAGTTGCCACCATATCGCCTATTTGAATAGCTTCTATTGGCTTAAATGAACCGTCTGCCATTCTAATGCGAGTGCCAACAGCTACGCATAAATTCTGACCTTGGTACTTTTCAGCATCAGCGTCATTAGCTAAAGGTCTAAAACGTAGGCGACCGCCCGACTGGAAAGTAAATTGCTTTTTCTGGTCCTGCCAATGCGCTTTAAGGGGTAGGTATATTTGCTTGGCACGTTCAATAAGGTCATCAGCTTGAGGAAGTTCTTTACGAAAAAAGATAGCATTAAAGTCTGGTCCTAACTGTTCTTGCTTAATTGCAAACTTACCCAAAACCCCATCAGTCTTTCCACCGCCTCGTGCTCCGCCATAACCTACAAGCGTAATAGGACACGCTATTAATGCCTCTTGAGGACCAGACTGAGGAGCCCATACTACCTGCTCATCAGGGCGTAATTCGTCAGTGTAGCTACTCATTTTTAAAGATTACTGCATTAGTAGCGT